ATAAAATATCGCCTCTTAGGCGTCTTAAAGTCGCTTCGGGTAGTGCATCAAACTCTTCTTCAGTCATCGTCGAGAGGTCTAGCCCCTTCTCGCCGTGGTTTGAGGAGCTTTCACCTGGTAGTTCTGGGGGTTGGGCTTCTGCAGCCTTCAATTTCTTGCTGACTTGCGCCCGTTTCTTGGCTAACTCGTCACTTTTCTGCGCTTTACCAGCCAGACTTGGCGCACTTTCTTGCGCTTGGTCTAAATCATGGTCTTTAACTACATATTTCACAGCTTTTGAAAGGGCATCTACTGCCTCATAGCCCTTCATGATGAAGGCATCACGCAGTTCAACGACTTCGTTAGTCATATCTTCGTTAAAATCGTCCGAGTTGCGGTCAAAGACGGGGTAAGCGTCTTCCATAGCGTTCGCAGCCTGTTGTAATGCAGTCATCTGGCGGTCTTGATTCACCGTTTGACTCATTTCCTGGCGCATTTCGTACTCTAGCTGCTCGCGTTCTGCTTTTCGGATCTCTCTGCGCAGCGCGACAGCTTTATCTGTCTCACCATCAAGCACCATGTTCTGGTACTCAACTTCTTTCGCATCGAAATCGTAAGATTCGGGCGCTTCTTCGGCTTTTTCGTTTGCTGCATTGATCTCATCTAGCTGTTTCTGCAGTGCTTTCTGTTTTGCTAACACCTCATCGAGGCGCGCCTTGGGAACCATCGGCTTTTTAGCTGCTTTTTCCTCAACTTCCGGCTCTTCTTCTAGCTCGGCCTCTGGTTCTGTTTCTTCTTCTGTACTTTGTTCATCTTCAGAAACAATTTCCTCGGGTTCTTCGGCAACGGTTTCCTCTTCTGCATCCTCTGCCACAACTTCTTCGGCAACTTCTTCGGGCTCCTCTTCAGGGGTTTCGAAACTTAAATCCAGCTGGGGGGCATCATCTTCATCTGGCCGATCCGCTCCTGGCATTACGTCAAACTCAAGTGGTTTATCTTCTGTTTTATCTTCTTGCTTACTCATTTAAGAACTCCTGTTGTTCCTGTTGGTGTTTTGGAAGGCTGCGGTTGCCAACTTGGTAGCCGCAGAGGTCTGGCTTTGGCTTTCTTTTGCTGCATTGCTTAGGTCTGCTAACTCACGACGTAGTTCGAGTTGCTCTTCATTAATCTGTATCTTGGCCTGTATCTCAGCCATACGGATCTGTGGATCAACGTCGGTAGTGTCTTGCACTTTGGCGATATTCAGAGCAGCTTCAGACTGAGTCTTCTTAACGTCAGCATCTAGTTTCGCCATCTCAAGCTGTAGCTGCTGCAGCTGTAACTGTTGCTGCTGCGCCATAGCTTCTGCTTGCTCTGGAGTTGGTGGCTCTTGGCCAGTCATCTGACGGATGCGCTTAGCCAGTTCACCTTTACGGGCCAAGTGGCTGTACTCAATAATTGCATCATCAGGTACAACTACGCCCGCCTGTCGTAGCGCGATGGCTTCTGCGAATTGAGTCTCATCGAAGCTGTCTCTAGCTGGTGCAGTGGCAACGATCACGTCGTACTCACCGATAGTCAGGTCATTAATAACGCGCCCTTCGGGCGTTTGCTCGTTGATAACCATTTCTTCACGGGGCTTGAGAGGATCATCTTCGTTGGTCACCTGAATAACACGCTGCTCGGTGTAAAAAGTCTGGATCAGGTTAAGGATCTTCTCTGCTAGGTATTGACGAGACTTACGCAGGTTGTCTAGTGGTACCTGGATCATAATCGCGCCACGGTTCTGCTTAGCCTGAATCGCGATACCCGATACTTCTGCACTGTCCGTTCCCAGCATAGAGTCATTCACACCAGATATAGATTTGATGTTTAACGCAGCTTTCTGTGCAATACGATCGAGACCAGTCGGTATCTGGTTAGCGCCAATCTTCTGTGGGGGTGTGGTACCTCGTGCATATTCAAGTACAAGACCTGTCTCTGCGCCGTGCTCCTCGAGGTCATCTGCGGTCATACCGACCAATGATCCCGACTCAACCATCCAGCCACTATTAGCTGTAGTATTAACTATGTGCAGCTCTTGAGACGCTATTTTGTTTAGCTGCTCTTGTGGAGATAGCAGGTTGCGAACAACGCCAAATGGTCGGCCTCTGCGGAAGTAGCAGAAGAATGGGACAATCGTAAACTGGTTATAGGGAGACCAGTCATCGTGCAGCACAACCTGATCACAGGTAACGGTCCACCGGATCTTCCGAATGACCTTGCTTATTAGATTCAAGTTGTACTGCTTGGCAAACTTCTTATTCTTACCTTCGCTCCAAGCATCAGGTGCTTGGCGCTGATCACCCGTGTCAGGGTCGACAAAGAACATCGCTCGGCTCAGCTTCTTATGCTGCCGTTCAACGACACGCAGCGCCTTAACGTTGCGGTACTCTTCGTCGCCAGGTACACCAGCTCCGAAATAATCATCGTTTGTTTCCGTATCTCCGAAGCGAGTCTCCTGATATTCCACGGAGTCTGGCCCGAAGCTCATGCCGTTCTCTGCTACAAATAGTAGCCGGTCTGCACACTTCTTACCGTAAAGCTCTTCGATCTCGTCGAGAGTCATCCACCTAGTTTCGAACACCTCGTTCCACGTCTTAGGGTCAGAGTCTTTCGCATCTGGATCAATCAGTATGTCTAACGGATCTTTAGACGTGATTCGGATCTCGCCCTCAACGTGGTCACTGAAGTCCATACGAACATCAAAGTAGCCGCGGCCATCCATAATCAAACCGTCTGAGAATACCTGCTGCTCGACCCAGTCCAACTTGTTGTTGTCGGCTATTTGCATGTACAACTTAGTCAGGGTGTGGGCTATAGCTCCATCGCCGCCTCTTCGCGGTTTGAACTGAATGTCAGCTCTGCGCGTCGACTGCTCACCAAGGATCGTATTAATAGTGGGGAGAATGGTATTGATCGTCAGAGCGGGACGACCTTCTTGTTCTAGTGCCGCCTGGTCGTCGAGATCCCATTGGTCGCCTTGGTAGTACTCATCACATTTGAGTGCCATCTCTACGTAGTCTAAGTGCCCGTTGTCTCGTGCGCGTTCGTACCTAGCCCACTGAGAACGGGTGATTTCTTCTTCCTTCGCAGGATCTATCTTCTTCATTTTTTTCATCGTTATGCGCTCATTGCCGATTTGGTCCGGTCACCTTTAAGTAATCCAGGGAGCCTGTCTCGCCAGCTTGGGATGTGCTCGACCTTTTCAACAAACGTGCTGAACTCAGTCATCATCAAACCAATCCAAGCCAGGGCATCTACCTGGTCGTCGTGTACCCCGTTAGGGAAGCGCAGTAACTCTGCTACCAAAGGGCCTGTAAATTCTTCATCACGGGGCAGGAACACCATGCCCTGTTGCATCCGACCTTGGATTGCTCTGGCGCGCGCTTCTTTATCCCTGCGGCCAGTCTTGAGATCTTTGAAGTACGCTTCGTAGAGCCCGCGCTCACGAACGCGCTTCTCGAGGAACGGCCCGAGGGCCATCTCAATGTGTCCTTTCTCAATACCTATGATTGACGGCTTCCATACTTCATAGAGGTCGAGTATCTGCTCAACCAATTCGAAGCCGTCGAAGCGACCTCGCACCATGTCCATCACGAACATCTGGTCGTACTCATCGACACCTACAACGATGCCGACGGTGTAGTCGTTTCTGTCGTTCTTACCGATCGCCAAATCCCACGCGCAGTAGTAACGCATACGGTCTTCGTCAATCTCGTCACGATCGTAGTAATTGATCATGTCTCTGGTGAAGTAGTCACCATCGTCAGCTACAGGGTTCTGCTGATACAGGGCAGACCAGTCTCGTGGTCCAACTGCTTTCTCAATACGGTTAAGGGCTTCTTCGTCGTATCGTTCGCGGTGCAGAGCTTCTCCCTGCTTGCGAAACTCTTCATCAACCTCAGCTCTGGCGGGGTAGTTAACAACTTCCCATTGCTCGCCATTATCTGCTGCTGCTTTAAGTAATCTGCCCGCAAGGTCATCATCGTGCCAGCGAGTAAGGATAACCAGCACACCGCCACCAGGAGCAAGACGTGTGTACGCCGTAGATGTATACCAGTCCCAAGCAGAGTCACGTGCGTTCGATGATTCGGCGTCGTCACGGTTCTTTACCGGATCATCGATGACAAGGATATGAGCACCCTTACCAGTAATACCACCACCAACACCGGCAGCGACATAACCGCCGCCAGAAGTAGTAAGCCATGCTTCAGCAGACTGCGACTGTGGGTCGAGACGCGTTTTAAATGCTGACTTAAATCCCTCTTCACGTAAGAGTCCACGGACTTTACGAGAGAACCCCATAGCGAGAGAACCAGAGTAGGAACAGCTGATAAACTCGTGTTGAGGGTTTCGACCGAGGTGCCAAGCTGGGAATGCCACTGACGCAAGCGTGCTCTTACCGTGTCGAGGCGGCATAAATAGCATAAGTCTTGGAGACTTCTTTTCACTGACATCTCTAGAGAACTCCTCTAGTCGCTTACATATATCTTTGTGTACCCAACCTGCTTGGTAATCAGGGTTAAAC